CACGTGTAGTTTTAATCCATTAGCCTAAGCTTCCTTTAAGGCACAACATAAGGAGAAACTCTCTATGTAGTTGAAGTTTGATGACACCCGCGTTAACTGGTGCCACTTTTACCTCTGCCGGTATATCCGGACGTCGATGAGTCGGTCTGTCTGAACGCCAAATGGCGTCAGACAAAGTCGATTTAAACTCACTATGCTTTCCAGCACAGTTGAACTCGACGTACTTTTCCCAAAGTCTATATACAGACCCATTATAAAAACGAGTCTGATAGCCAAGGGGCTTAGGTAAAGCGGTATCCAACCGTAGTTGGGTAGCAGTACCGCTTGCAATTGTTGGATCTCCCCATGAGGGAGCTATCTTCCAACTGCGATCGTATACAGTGCCATTCAATGAACGAACACCGTACATCCCATTCCTGACGCTACCACCGAGCACGCACAAATAAATGCCGCACGCAGTAGCAGTGTCTATCCCCCTTACGTCATTTTGGGTCTGGTCGTAAGTAAAAACACGGCCAGACGCATGTAAAAATGACCTCCTTCGTGTCTTCTCCAAGACGACGCGGCGCTTGCGCACCTGAGGAGCCAAAATCTCATATGGAACGTTACCTTTGTTCAAACAGGCACGTACACTAGCCGGAACACCCTTCGGGTGTTGGTTAGCCATAGAGTAAGGGACATGGAACCCAGCAGACACATCTTCCCAGTTGGGAACTCTCAATAGGTCGTCTTTGCCTATCTCACTACGCAATAATGCAAAAGTGAGCGGTAGATCGACGGAGTGCTGAGCACCCCACTGAACAAGTCGATTGAGTAGGGAATATATATCAGCTTGACTTTGTAGTGTTTCCACAAAGACAGGTCTAACGGGGTAACCGTCGTAAAAATCCCCACCGCATGACTCTCTAAAGAGGCCACTTGAGTAGGTCTTGCCATGATTCACGCGGAAACCCACGGCACCCAATACTTGTATAAGAGCATTGAATACGCGCTTATCAACTATTATGTCATCACCGTACACGGCCCAGGTCTTGAACATTACTCCCTCACGGAAGCAAGTATCATATTCCCTGAGGCCGGCAAGGCGGTATAAAACCTTGACTATAGCTGATAAGAGAATCGTGAGGCAAACGGAGAAAGTAAACCCGTTGCCCATAGTGCTAAGCATATGCTTCTTCACATACACGTCTTTTTCAATTTCCATTTTAGGAGAACGTATAAGGAATAACCATTTTACCCAATTAATGGGGAAGAACAGTCTAGCCAAAACCTTAGGGTAATTACTGGCCGAAGATAAATCAACGGTACAGAACTCCCACGAGTCGTTAGCAAAACTGATTTTACCTTTAGAACCCCACCTAGCTAAACGCCGGTTAAGATCCTGCTGGTTCTCCAGGTCACAATCAAAGTGTTCCTTTAATACCCTACAAGCAAGGGCATGAGTTGCAAGTTGCAACGCCATGGGAACACTTGGTTGTGTGCATATGCCACGATTCTTCTCGTTATTTTTTGGAACGGAAGTAAAAGTCGCAAACGCGCCGAGAACATCTTTAACGCCGTGGACGCTACAACGAACTGCTTCATTATAGTACATCGCACGCGTAAAGCGTGTACAAGATTTGTACACATTGTAAACTGCTTTACTTGTAGTTGACACTGGTCCACTACACAGTTTACTATAGAAGCTTCCATCAACCTTCACTTTCGCGGAGGTCCCTGGACCGACTCCTATCCCCATGGCAATATTTGGCAACGTTATACCAAACTTGCTAAAAGGACCCATACACTCGTAGAGAAGCGCCTGCACTTCCCCCACTACAGTGCGCACGAATTCATTCTGTGCGCTTAGTGAGAAAGATGCATTAAACTCTCTGCAATACTCATTGTCAGCTAAAAATTCTGCCAAAGCAACGGCATGCAACTGCTTAGGATCTAAAGCACTACTGTTTTCAGTAGCGCCAATAAATCGCTTTCGCAGCCCGGGTAAAAGTGATGCAATAGCAACACTACGACCAACAGACATAGTGGCCTCGCGGCCCGTTCTGTTAGATATATAATGTACCAATCCATCTTCCGGAATTTTGGAGGTTGGGTTATATTGTTGTATCTCATGGGATAATGTCTCGTAAAGCCGATCAAAGAGCGGACGTTTTTTAGCACGCATAACACACCATATTGGTAATAATTACGGAGGACGATGGGCCCAAGATCTGAGCCCAAACACACAAAACGGATATAACTTTAAGCGCCAAAAACGCCTGAAATCATCATATCCCCAAAACCTGCTGATTGTTGAGACAAGCCTCCAATATGAAAGCTCACCAACGCACGCACATTTGGTGCATCATAGGTTTCGGTACCAGCGTAAATTTTGCTGGTAGTCCGCATTTCGTTGACCATCCATTGATCAAGCGCAATCTGGGCCCCTTTACGGGTTAACCAGTCGCACTCATTGTATGGTACTTTCGAAAAGCGACCAGTGACGCCATTCACAAAGGCCTGGGCAGCAGTCTTCCATACTGGAGGACGGCGCCATCTGCCTGTAAATGGACTATTCACTGAGTGAGTTGTCACCCCAACCTGTGTTCCTCCGAGCGTGCCGGAGACCACATATTGTTTACTCCTACCGTCGAGATTCCAATCTGCGACAATAGGATAGGTGGGAGCGGTAAAACCCGTTTGTGCCCCGCCAGTAACAGGGCTTGTCATTGAAATTGACATATTAGTTTCTCTTATTAAAAGTTAACATTGAAGGAGATCAACGTACTAAGTGCGCCAAAAGTTAGCGCCCTTTTGTACAACCAAAGCATAAATATTATTAAGCTGGCTCTGCAACGGGAAAGTAAACCGGAATTCCGGAACATACTGATCCACGTTGAATGCTGATCTAGTGAATTGGAAATTAGTGCGTTCGTAGATTCCAGGGTCAATTGACCGAGTATCTATCTTGTAAGCTACATCATTGTACTTGACCGGAGTGCAGGTAACGCTAAGATTATTCTTGGCAATTGCTACCTTCCACCCGTTCTCCGCAATCCCTCGATGAAAAGAGAGAGCATTGACGAACATGTACATATTAGTGACATAGTCTACAAGCCACGAGTATGGGATTAACTCATACACCGATGGCACGAAGTTGCGAAGTTCCAACCCCAGGTCTTCTTGGAGTGAAACACGCTGTAACACCTGCTCTCGCGAGAAAGTGTACCCACATTTATCAGTGCGAGACAAATCGAACACATGTCGAATTTCACATTGAAATCCACTTACGTTCGTTGATATCACGTTTTTAACTTCACGTTCTACCGTTGTCCATTTGGCCGAATTATACTCGGAGCGGATCTTTCCGCCCGTTGCGTAGTTAGCCAATGCCTGTAATGCGGAATCGCATTCTGCTACAGCTGGTAGAATCCCGAAAACGGTCTCCAACCAGATCGCAGACGCGTCCTTCAAAAACGCCTTTGTAATTCGGTCATTTGACAAATCACGCGAGTTAAATCGCTTAAGGGATGCCATATAATTCGACACCCCATAAGTAAACGACTTGCGCAGCGCATCAAAAGCCTTATACACCATATCCATGGTTTCCCCAAGCTCACCTATGGTCACTAGTGATTCAATAGTCGCCCTCTGCTTATTTAGCATGGCGTTGAACGCTAGATCAAAGTTAGCTTGAGTATCTATACTGCCGTTCCAGGCCGTGTATGAGAGAGACCAGCCACAATTCGCGCCGTACTTATAGCTTTTCTTTAAGCTTTGATTAGTACCAACGTAATGTGCCATAGCACTCCATCCACGCTCTACTCGCCACATATTTTTATAAAGCGAGGCGTCAGTTGGGACAGTATAAGGACCTTTACCACTATTATAACCCGTCCTCGTTTTTGACAAACGAGTTTGTAAAGACGGCGTCGCAACACCTGCATCACGCGTTCCATTACTGGACACGCTATACACTCTACCCATCGTATTATTAAAGACGGGTAATGCTATTGTCTCGGACCAAGGTCCGATAGGATGTCTTGACATAGTAGAAATCTCCTCAAGGATTGGGGAAGTGCCATTCCAGCCGACCTTAACGGGTCGGTG